CACTACACCCAGCACCCGAGCGGCGTGGAGTGCATCCAGATCGTCGAACACATGGGCTTCTGCCTCGGCAACGCCGTCAAATACATCTGGCGCGCCGACCTGAAGGGTGACGCCACCGAGGATCTGAAGAAGGCCCGCTGGTACATCGACCGTGAGATCGCGCGGCGCGAGAACAATCCCCAGCTGGTCCTCGACATCACGCCGGCAGCTTTCCGTGCTGGCGTAGGTAGCGTTCAAAAGCCTCCTGGGCGCTGATCTTGCCGTAGACCCGATCGAGCTTCATCTCGTCGACGGTGTTGGCAGCGACACAGATCCGCACTACGACGGGATTGGTCTGCCCGGAACGATAGAGCCGGGCGATCGTTTGTTCGTGATTCTCCGGCGACCAGGTCGGACAGATCCAAGCCATGTCACTGCCACCGGGCTGAAGGTTCAGCCCGTGACCACCGGACGCCGGGTGCAGCGCCATGAACGGCAGCGCGCCGGCGTTCCATTGGGTGATGTTGTGATCAGATACAGTGTTGGAAACACCGCCGCCAAGGTAAGGCAGATCCTGGCCGAGCAGGCCGCGGAGCATTTCCAAATCCTCGCGGTATTCGTAGATGAACAGTGTCGGCCCTGTCGCAGTGTCGATGATGTCCTGCGCCCAATCCCGCTTCTCTTCGTGAATATGTTCAGTGACACGCTCGTTGTCGTAGACGAAACCGTTGGCGACCTGCGCCAGCTTGCCGGTCGCGACCGCCGCCGAGGCCGCCAGCACGGTCGTATCGTTGACATGCGCGAACAGCTTGTCGAACATGTCCTCGTACAGCTTGCGGGCGGCCGGCGGCAGTTCGATACGGTCGATGACTATGTTGAGCGGCGGCAGCTGCGGCAGCTCGTCGTCGCGCAGGGTGGAGCAGAGCGGTGCGATCTCGCTGTTGATGGTTTCCTCCGCACCGTCCCGCGGCGCCCAGTTGTAGCCCTGGTAGTCAACCGGATAGAACCGCTCCGCGCGCCACTTGTAGAAGCTGCCGCCCCAGAGTTTTTTGTTGGTGATGACGGTGGCCGGCATGAACAGGTCTTCGGCTCCTGACGGCCGCAGCGTGCCCGACATGCCCCAGCGCATCTTCCAGCGGCTGACCTTGCGCAGCAGCTTCTTGACGCGGACGCCGGTCGGATTCCGCAGGCGGGAGATCTCGTCGATGATCAGGAGGTCGAATAGCGGGTGGTCGTCGGGGTAGGTCGCCAGCTCGTCGATCAGCCACGGCAGCACGTCGAGGCCGACGATCGTCAGGTCATACTCGACCGCATCGGCCAGCATGCTGGCGCGCTGATACGGCGCGCCGGAGAGAACCTGGTAGCGCAGCCCGGCGAGGTGCGACCACAGCTTGACCTCGTCCGGCCAGACCATGCGGGCCACCCGCTTCGGCGCCAGGACGAGAGCGTGACGAACGTGGCCGTCGCGCTTCAGCTCCTGGAAGGCGGTGAGGCCGACCGTTGTCTTGCCGCCGCCAGGACGGGCGACGACGATGCGCTCGTCGGCTTCGTACAGTTCGCCGATCATGCGATTCTGGTAGTCGCGCAGCTCAGATTTATTTCTCATTGGCACACCTTGTCGATGTCAGTAACCGGCCAGCCGAAGCTTGTGGAATAAGTGCCGTCCTTGCGCAGGTAAATGAAGGAGCCGTCGCGACAGATACGCACAACGGAGACACGCGGGTTGGGGTCTGGCGGCGGCTCGTCGCATCCAGCCAGCACGATAGCGATCGCCGCGAACAGCAATAGCCTCACGGCATCACCCTTCGGAATTGATACAGCGATTGCCGGCGGTTCAGCACAACGTAATGCAGCCGGCCCTCCAGCCGCAGCTCGCGCAGGATGCGGCCGGGGCTGTCAGGGGCGATGTCAGGGACGTGGCGGCCGACGTAGCGCCGCAGCTGGTCGGCATTGAACTGCCGACCGGCGTATTCGCGGGAGAACGCCAGGATCAAAGGCGCGATCCGGCCATAGACGCGGTTGCGCTCGGGTACGTCATCGTTGTCCTTACTCATTGTACGCCTCCGCTCGCTTCCTGAGATCTTCAAACCACTTCCACTGCTTGTCCGAGAACAGCACCGGATCGTAGATGTCGGCGCGATCGAGCATGCCGGCCAGGAACTGGCGGGCGCGCTCGTTGAGCGGGCTGCGCTCGATCCGGTGGATCAGCTCGCGCAGCTCCCTGGACTTCATGACGCCGGGATTGCGCGGCGGCGGGGGAGGGGGCGCAGAACTCTCCGACTTTTGCGCCCCCATCGAGCCGACGATGTCATGCCAATCGAGGCCATGCTCGGCCAGCAGCGCGGTGATCATCCCCGCGGCCGAGGCGCGCTCGCCGTCGGAGGCCGAGCCGAGCATCAGCATCAGCTTGTCGAGGCGTGGCTTGATGGCCGGCGGGATCGGTTTGACGCTGGTATAGGCGCGCGTCATCGGCGGCCTTTCGAGGCGTTACAGGACCGGCACAGGATCTGGTAGGTGGCATGGGTAGCGTGGAATTCGATCCACTGCGCCGCGACGTCGCGGTCCCTGATGATGTCCTGGCCGCCGGGCGGCCCCTTCGCGATCTCGATCGGATCGAACATCTCGACGAACTCGGAGGCGATCGAATCGAATGATCGATCGGCATGGTCCACTTGCAGGAAGTCCGATCCGTTGCAGCGCAGGTTGCCGTTGGGGTTAGGGCACACCAGGACGTTGGCCGCGCTCCTGAAGTCAGCAATGTCAGGATCGATCTCCCCGCGCAGCACCCTGTGCAACTCGGTCTTGGGATTGATCCCGCTTATGCAGTTATTCCACGAAATGCCGTCCCAGCTGCCATCCGGGTACTGCGCTCGGATATGCCGCTTGTCGGTCGGATGGGACGGATTGTACACATGGCGCGCAGCCAGAATATCAGCTCCGGTAATTTCCTTGAACTCGGCCAGCTGGGCGGCGCTGAAATCGCTGCCGAACGGCACGCTATCGATCAGCTTCTGGCAGCGGGCTTTCTTGGCTTTCTGCGTTTCCTTTTTCGCCGGCTTTAGCGTTTCCTTTTTCACCGCGACTTCCTCCTTGGCCTCGGCCTTGACCTTGGCCTTGGGCGCTTTCCATTTGGAGTAATAGGGCATCACCTTTTCGTCGGACATCAGCGGCAGGCCGTCCGACCACTCAAACGGCCGACGCATGACCTCGCGCAGCGCGGCCGACATCTCGGCGGTCAGGCTCTCATGGCTCTCCATCAAAACTTCATCGTGCGATTGGAGCCGCAGGTTGAAGCCTTCATCCTCGCAGCGGACCAGGATCCCTCGCAGGACATCCGCGGCGACCGCCTGCACGCAGTTTTCCATCAGCGTGCCGTGCCAGATCTTGGCGCGACTGCGGCCCTTCCAGAACCGCAGCTGGCGCGATCGGCCGATGATGTTGTCGTCGTCATCCAGCTCGTCGACCATCTCAAACTTGATGCCGCGGTAGGTCAGGTGGCGGCCGGACGGCAGCCGGCACAGCAGCGAGCCGTGCAAGTAGTCCTTCAGGAAGATGTAGCGGATCCGGCCGGCGGTCTGTTCGACGCCGGGGTTCTCCATCGCCCGGCAGGCGGCACCCCAGAGGCCGTAGGAGTGGTCGTTATTATGCTTGCCCCAGAAGCGGACGCACCACTGGTTGGCCCCGCGCCAGCGCGCGACGGTCTCCTTGGCCTCGGCGTCGGCGACATAGAGGCCGTAGCCGGTCGCCATCGCCTGCAAGGCGCCCACCGAGCCACCAAAAAGCAGCGCCAGCTCGGCAATTTTGCCACGCTGCCGGGTGTCCTCGTCGATCGCCTCGATCGGCAGGTTGGAGATCGATGAGGCGGCGCGGACGTAGATGTCCGGCAGGCTGGGGTCGGCGTCACAGTCCCGCATGACCTGGAGGGCGGCGTCGGCCTCGGGGGTGTTGGGCAGCCAGCGACCGATGCGGGCCTCGATCTGCCCGAGGTCGGAACCCACGAACAGGTTGGAGGGATGACCGGGAACGAACACCGTCCGAATCAGCAACGCCAGCTTGCGCATCACCGGGGTGTCGTCACCAAAGGCGGCAAAATCGTCGTAATTTATGCCGCCCAGGACCGCCTCGATCGCCTCATGCTCATAGGGCAGGGAGCGCCGGACCAGGTTCTGGATCTGGATCCCCCGGCTCGAGGCGCGGCCGGTCATGGCGGCGCCGCCTGGCACATACTGGCCGTAGACGTAGCCGCCGACCTGCTGCCGCAAAATTTTTCCGTATTTTGCAGGCGCGGCCGAGCCGCCATAGAGCCGCAGTTCCAGCATCTCCTTGACGTCGGGCAGCTGCATCTCCTCGCAGTAGGGGATCAGCTTCTCGACGCGGGACCGGGTCAGCGAGTACTTCGCAGGTCGCGTGATCTCGCCGGTATCGTCGTCTTCCTCCTCTTCCCGCTTGGTCATCAGCTTGATGCCGTCGTCGGGAAGAATTCCGAGCAAATACTCCCGGATCTGCTTGACGCCGTTGACGCTGTTGACCTGGCCCTGGGTCAGGCGGTGCAGCTCATTGCTGGAGCGCAGCTTGGCGATCTGGGACAGCTTGTCGGCGTTGCGGGCGAACGCGACATCGACCGCCAGGCCGCGATCGTTGATCTTTTCCTGCGCCCAGTATTCGACCCATTCCTGCGGCGGCAGCTGCATGGTGCGGAAGAACAGCGACCGCATCGCTTCCACGTCAGTGATCGCGTACTGGCACAGCTGCGCCCATTCCGCCGGGTGGCTCCTGGGCGTGGCGTAGGCCTTGTGGCCGCAGAACATGGCGAGCAGCTTCTTGGCGTCGGGGTACTTGTTGACGGCGCCGGCGGCGAGGCAGGCCGAGCCGAGGTCGGGCGGCAGGCCCGAGGCCGTGGCCTGGAACATGGTGTCGATGAACATCTCGGGCGGCAGCTCGGGCGCACCGTCGACCGCGTAGTTGAGCATGCAGCGGTCGAAGCCGGCGTTGTGGGCGCAGAACTTGTGGGTCGGATCGATCTGCGCCAGGTCGGCGAACCGGATGAAGTCTTCGGGCAGGCTGAACCATGACAGCGGGTCGCCGGGGATGAAGGCGGTGTGCAGCTTCACCGGCTCGCGGCCGATGGCGTAGGTCAGGATCTTGATGTGGGCGCTGGGGTCGCAGGCGTAGCGGTAAGCGCCGACGTCCTTTAGGTCTTGTTTGCAGCCGGTCTCAGTGTCGAGCCAGCAGATCTTGTCGGGGTCGAAGGTGGGGCCTCGCGAGCGCATGTGTTCCTCGGGATGGGAGGGGCGATAAGGAGCCGGCCCCCGCAGGGGC